GTCCATTGCGCGCGGGATTAATACCCCGGACGTGATGTACATTCGCAGCCAAGATTACGTTGACTCCACGACTAAAATCGCGGGGAAACGTTATACTTGTCGCGTTGAGCGTCATGATCTGGATGTGAACAACGCGAAGATTATATCTTCGTTTTCGTTCACATTTCAAGTTCCGTCGACTGCTGCTGGAGCTTCAATCACCACTCTTGTGGCGACGGCTCGTGCAGTGATCGCGGACGCTGATCATATTGAGGACATCTTGAACGACGAGAAGTAATTCTCGTTTTCTTGATGAGGCGGAAGCTAGACGATCCTTGCGGATCTCTATCTTCGTAAGAATGGCCAGGCTACGTGGTACTCCATGTAATATGCATTCGATTGAACGCACATATATTAGTCTGCTGGCAGATGTGGCTCGCATCAGCGGATACTCTGAAATACGAGGATCTTATGAAGGGCTGCAATGGTGTCTCCATGAGGCACCTAAGCTAGAGAAGCATGTTTTGGGTTGTATTGAGACTGGGAGGAATCCCGATCTCGACACCTTCCCAAAATGGCTGAGGAGATTAGCAGGCGGATCCGTTATGGATCCGACAAAACTGCGTCTTCTTCGTCAGCTTCTGCTGTTCTGCTATAAGGCCTACGTTACACATGACAAGCAAACAACTGAAAAATCGTTTCAAGATTTTCTTGAAACTAACCGTGGTGTTAGGGAGTTTGGCAATAGCCTTTCGAGGCTCTCGCCTTCACTCCTCAATACCGTTCGTCGTCACGTTCAGTCAGTACTATATCGGTTTCGCGAGAAGGCTATTACGCCATCTCACGGGCCCGGTGCGGTTACCACCTCGAAAGAGAAGTGGACGTACATCTACTCTACCATAGAGTCTATGTACCCGTACAGCGACTGGTATTCCTTGTTTTACAACAGGGATCAACTTGCTCGCTGGGATAGTACCGACTATCGTGAACTCATAGAGGCTAAACTCATTGCTGTCCCAAAAGACAGCAGGGGTCCTCGCCTCATATGTGTTCATCCCTCTGAGTCCATTTGGATTCAGCAGGGCATTCGACGGGAGCTAGAGCGCACAATTGCGCTCTATCGGCATCAACCTGGTCCGTGGCCGAGAGGTCACATCCATTTTGATGATCAGTCTG